TGGATATACTTCTATTCCTAGAGTAAATTTTGTCGGCGGTTCTGCCATTGATAGTAACTATAGAATCGGCGATACTGTAGAGCAAACATTTAGCAGTGGTGTAAAAATTACTGGAGAAGTTCAACAGATAGTATTAGATTCTGCTGGTGATTCTTCTAGGTTTTATTATCTTGCACATGTGGGTGCTGATGATGGGTTATACCACACCTTTGTGACAGGAACGCAATTAATCAATCAAACATTAAATCTCAATTCTGGACTAACTGTTGACGGTGTTATTGAAGCAAATAAAATTTCGAACTCAGAGCAAAATACCGACTTCAGCAATTTCTCAGATGACTTCTTGGATTTTAGTGAAGATAACCCATTTGGTGATCCGGAGGCACAATAATGTTTGGTCAATATTTTTACCATGAGAGAATTAGAAAATCAGTTTCCATCTTTGGAAGACTGTTTAATAACATATATGTTGTTCGTAAAAATTCTGCTGGTGGCGTATTAAATCAGTTGAAAGTTCCTTTGGCATATGCGCCAAAGATGAAATACCTTGAAAGAATTAGAGAAAATCCTAGTCTTGAAAACGATACAAAGGTTGCAATTAAACTCCCTAGGATGTCATTTGAAATAATCAATATAGATTATGATCTAACAAGACAATTAACGAAAGTCAGTAATTTCAATACAGTTGGTTCATCGCCTGCTACGAGACAGAAGTTTTATTCACCTGTACCATACAATATTGATTTTCAACTAAATATATATGCTAAGAATCAAGATGATGCACTTCAAATCGTTGAGCAAATTTTACCTACTTTTAATCCGCAGTACACATTAACAATTAAACCATTTAAGGATGTTTATCCAGATTTTGTTGAAGACGTTCCTATCGTCATTCAGAGCGTTACCTTTAATGACGATTTTGAAGGACCTCTGGAAAATAGAAGAACGATTATATATACTTTAACGTTCCAGATGAAAGTTCAATTCTATGGAGCAATCGAGAATAAGGATATTATCAGGTCATCTACTGCTAGATTGTTTAACCTTGGCGCTGGTGAAAATGACTCAGATATGTACATAGAAAGAATTACTGTAGAACCAAATCCTACAAATGTTTTAGGAATGCCGGATAGCGATTTTGGGTTTACCACGGAAATAGAACTAGGTAGCGACAGTGCTTAGGATTAACTAGGAAAGAATGAAAAATGGCAATTACACTTAGATTAACAAAAGGCAGTGAACTCACCTTTGCAGAATTGGATGCGAATTTTAATGGTCTTGATTCGCGATTAAGTGGGATCGAATCATCTAATGCTTTGATTCCTGGTCTTGTACATGGAGTGACTTTATTAGTTGACTCTTCTTATATACAAGCACGCACTGTAAACAATTTTGATTCGGCATCAATTAAACAATTCGTTTTAGATTTTGCTATTGATTCGATAGACTATGGTTCATATATCACAAAAAGTTATATTGATGGATTGAATGTTGATGCAGACACTCTAGATGGTCAGGATGGCACTTTCTATTTAGATTGGACAAATACCACAAATAAACCTAATATCTTGGACAGTGCTGACGTATCTAGCATCATTTTAGATGATGTAGATTCTGCATATGTCCAAGCAAGACAAACTACAGTGTTATTTGACTCTGCCGGATCAGTAGTAAATTATTTTGCTGCAGGACACGCCGGTGATATTATTCCTGACGTAGATAGTTCTAGAAGTCTTGGTTCACCTAGCAAAAAATGGAAAGACCTATACCTAAGTGGGCAAACTATTTACATTGGCGGGACTACTATTTCAGCAGTTGGTGGTAGTATTATAACTGGACAACCAATTGAAGCAGAACTAAAAATTGCGGCAGGTGCAGGGTTAGACGTTAACGATAACATAATTGTGAATAATGATACCACTGGAACAAACTTGACTGGTGGATTCATGTTCCAGTCGAATAATGCACAGAAAAGTGGTTTCAATATTGTTAACCAAGATCAAATTGGCCATTTAACCGTTGCTATGACCAATAATCTAAAAGGTTCACTTATCAATTGGGAAGGTGCTATTAGAACAGGTAATATTAGTGCTGCAGCGGTGGCATCACTTGATTCAAGTCTAACGATAGCAATGGCCAATACTGGTGATAACTTCTCACCTTTATCCGTTGGCGGTGCGGGTGTGGATGGTTCTTGGGTATATGATACAGATTCTGATGTAAATAAGTTTAAGCAGAATGGTTCTTGGGAAAAGTTCATTCCTGTATCAACTCTCAAATCTGCTGCAGCATCTGCAGATAGTTTTGGTTCATTCCAGATCCTTATTGCTGCACTATAATAAACCAATTTTATGAGTGAGTGATATGAGCGAAAATGAAAACAAGAATATAGATACCGATTATGATTATTCTAGACAAACATATTATGACTTAATAGAAAAGGGTCGTGAAAGTTTAGAAATGATGATCGAGGTTGCCCGTGAATCTGAGCATCCTAGAGCATATGAAGTATTATCGGGTATGATTAAAAACATATCTGATGTGAATGATAAACTCATGGACTTGAATAAAAAACAAGTTGATATCAATAAAAAAGATACACCTCAGCAACAAGTAGGTGGTACAACAAATAATCTATATCTAACTACATCTGATTTACAAAAAATGATGCAGAAAGAAGATGAAAAAATAATTGACGTGACACCAAAAGAGTAATTATGAATGAATCTTATCTCGGCAATCCTAATGTAAAAAGGGATGGCGTTTTACAAGTTTGGTCACCCGAACTAGTACAAGAATACAAACGTTGTATGGAAGACGCTGTATACTTTGCCGAAAACTATGTTAAAGTAATCTCACTTGATCGAGGTTTAGTTTCATTTAAACTATACCCTTATCAGAAAGAAATGTTTAGGCACTTTGATGACAATCGTTTCTCAATCGTTCTTGCTTGTCGCCAGTCTGGAAAATCAATCTCGGCATGCGCATACTTATTATGGTACGCACTTTTCCATTCAGAACAGACAATCGCAATTCTTGCAAACAAAGGTGCGACTGCGCGAGAAATGTTATCTCGCATCACGCTCATGTTGGAAAACATTCCGTTCTTTTTACAACCAGGATCGAAAGCACTTAATAAAGGATCACTTGAATTCAGCAATAACTCGCGGATCATCGCTGCTGCTACTTCTGGTTCTTCTATTCGGGGTATGTCTGTAAACTTATTGTATCTAGATGAGTTTGCTTTTGTAGAACGTGCTGCAGAGTTTTATACTTCAACATACCCTGTTGTCTCTGCAGGTAAATCTACAAAGGTTATTATCACTTCAACAGCAAATGGTATTGGAAATCAGTTTCATAAGATTTGGGAAGGTGCGGTACAATTAATTAATGAGTTTAAATCATTCAGAGTAGATTGGTTTGATGTTCCAGGACGTGATGAGGAATGGAAAAGGCAAACTATTTCAAATACAAGTCAACTGCAGTTTGATCAAGAATTTGGAAATACATTCTTCGGCACCGGTGATACCCTTATCGCTGCAGAAACTTTATTAGGATTTAGGGCGCATCCACCAAAGTCTGTATTAGAAGGTGGTTTATTAAAAATATATGAAGAACCAATAAAAGGTCATGCCTATATTATGACGGTTGATGTAAGTAAGGGAAGAGGCCAGGATTATTCTACATTTAATTTGATCGATATTAGCGTTCGCCCATTCGCACAGGTTGCTGTATATCGCAATAACACTATCTCTCCTATTCTCTTCCCAAACGTTATTTATAAATATGCGAAAGCTTACAATGAAGCATATGTGGTAATTGAGGCGAATGACCAAGGCGGTGTCGTTTGTAATGGATTGTATCATGATATAGAATATGAGAATATGCATGTAGAATCTGCAATCAAGTCAAGCAAACTTGGAGTAGAAATAACAAGAAAATCAAAGCGTCTAGGGTGTTCTGCAATTAAAGATATTCTAGAAAGTGGTAAACTTAAAATTGTAGATGAACAAACAATACTAGAAATATCTACGTTTGAAGCACATGGTCAATCATACGAAGCATCTAGCGGAAATCATGATGACCTAATGATGAATTTAGTTATGTTTGGTTATTTTGTTTCCACTCAATTCTTTTCTGATATGACAGATATTGATTTAAAACAAATGTTGTTTGATCAACAAATGAAACAGATAGAAGATGATATGGTTCCATTCGGTTTTATCGATAATGCTAGTGAACTTATAGAAACATATGAACAAGACGAAGAAAGAACTAAATGGCAAATAGAACTAAATCACCCAGACTTTTAGAATATTATAAATAATAGCAATATTGAACAACCGTATTATGAAACCATATAATTAATAGAGGAAACAAATCTATGGCACTCGGAACACCGTCTGAAAGTCCTGCGGTTGTTGTAAAAGAAATCGATCTAACTGGTGGCGTTCCTAACGTCCAATCGACTACTGGAGCAATAGCAGGTAATTTCCGTTGGGGACCAGTTGATCAAAGAGTATTAGTAGACAATGAGGCAACTCTTGTAGATACCTTTGCAACACCTGACTCTGACAACACGATTGACTTCCACTCAGCAACTTATTTCTTGAGATATTCAGGATCACTACAAGTTGTTCGTGCAGTCGATGCATCAGCATTAAATTCAAGGGCAACCACTGGTCAGTTAAATATTGACAGTGATAATAGCCTTTCTACACCAATTATTAAAAATGAAAATGACTTTTTAGCTCAAAAGGCAAACCTAGATATTGCAAGTCACACTTTGATTGCAAAATATCCTGGTGAGTTAGGCAATGCATTGGAAG